CCGCACTCGACGAGATCGGATTCGCCGACGCGATGATTGCCAGAGAGATCGACGGCGGCAAACTGCAATTGATCGACGGGCACCTACGTCAGGAAACCGCGGGAGACGAACTGGTGCCGGTGCTGGTGCTCGACGTCAGCGAAGATGAGGCCGACAAACTGTTGGCCACACTCGATCCGCTGGCCGGGATGGCAACGGCCGACGCCGAAAAGCTTAGCGATCTGATTTCTCACATGACGATCAATTCCGGCGACCTGCAAAGCGTGATCGATGGGATCGCCGAGGATGCAGGGATTGCGCCACCGGACTTTCAGCCAGTGACAGCGGGCGACCAGTCGCGGCTTGACCAAAAATCACCAACCACTTGCCCAGAATGTGGCCATGAGTTCACGACCTGAATTGAAACTTGACTGGTGCAGCCATGAAGCCGCGACGTATGCGGTGATGAAGTGGCACTATTCTAGTGCTATGCCGGCGGGGAAATTAGCAAAACTTGGCGTCTGGGAAGATGGCAAGTTTGTGGGTGTAGTGTTGTTTGGGCGAGGCGCAACGCCGCATTTATGCAAACCCTACAGATTAACTCAGTACGAGTGTGTGGAACTAATACGAATAGCGATGACTGACCACAAAACCACGGTCAGTCGAATCGTGTCGATAGCTTTAAGGATATTGAGCAAACAGAGCCCAAGGTTGCGGTTAGTCGTATCGTTCGCTGACCCTTCGCAGAAACATCACGGAGGCGTCTATCAGGCCGGGAACTGGCTGTGTACCGGAAGCAGTGCAGGTGCGAAGTTTTTCGTTATCCACGGCAAGCTGACACATCCACGCAGCCTAGGATCGAAAGGCCTGCCGCAAAATCTGGCCGGTGCTCGCAGAATTGACCGGCATGCACGCGAGGTCTATATGCCAGGAAAGTACCGATATTTGATGCCACTTGATGCTGACATGCGAAGACAAATCGAACCGCTACGCAAACCATACCCAAAACGCGCCGGAAGTGTTGACAGCGGCACACCGGGCGACCAGCCCGGGAGGGGCGGTGCAATTCCGACCTCGGCGCTTTCTATCAGACAGGAATGACAATGGGTGGTCGCGGATCAGGACGAAAACACAAGCCAACGGCGGTGCTGAAATTGCACGGCAGCCCGGCAGCCAAGAAGCGAAAGCAGGAACCGAAGCCGCCGCCAGGCCGGCCGATCTGCCCAACGTTCATTGACAAGTGTGCTAAAGCGGCATGGCGACAACTGATACCACAACTCGCCGAGATGGGTGTTCTAACGCAAGTCGACCGCAACGCGTTGATTCGATACTGCCAGACCTGGAGCCGGTGGCGACGGTGTGCCGAGTTCATCAACGACCACGGCGAGACGTACCAACTGAAAGATGATCAGGGCAACTTCAAGTGCCTGCAACAATGGCCGCAGGTGGCTATTTACAACAAATTATCCGACACATTGTCGAAACTTGAGAGCGAATTTGGTTTGACGCCATCCGCACGGGCCGGTCTCCAAGTCGACCCGTCGACAATCGCCGCAACCGACAAGAAGGCCGCCTACTTTGCGTAAGCAGAAACCGCAATTTCATTTCGATGAAGCCGCCGCAGATCGCGCCGCGGAATTCTTTCCGTTATTCCTGCAGCACACAAAAGGCCCAATGGCCGGCAAGCCGTTTGAGCTACTGCCCTGGCAATCGCAGATTGTGCGTGATCTGTTCGGTTGGAAGCGGGCAGACGGCACGCGCAAATACAGGATCGCGTATATCGAAGTCCCACGCAAAAACGGCAAGTCGGCATTTGCCGCCGGCCTGGCCCTGATGCTATTACTGACCGATGGCGAGCAGGGCGGCGAAATCTATTCGGCCGCACACACACGCGACCAGGCCGCGGTGGTCTACCAGATGGCCGCGTCGATGGCTCGCAAAGATCCCGACATCGCCGCACGCGTCAAAGTTCGCGACAGCCGAAACCGCATCATGCATCCAGAGTCAGACTCGTACTATCGGGCGATCCCGTCAGACCCAGAATCGGCACACGGCGCGAATCCGTCAGGCATCATTTTCGATGAGCTGCACACGCAGACATCCCGCGATCTGTGGGACGTGTTGCAAACCGGCACCGGGGCCAGGACACAACCGCTCACAATCGCGATCACAACCGCCGGCCACGATCGGTCAAGCATCTGCTGGGAGCTGCACCAGCGGGCCGAGGCTGTGCTTGCCGGCCAGGTCGATGACCCGTCATTCTACCCGGTCGTTTTCTCCGCTGACCGCGAGGCCGACTGGACCGACGAGGCCGTCTGGAAAGCCGCGAATCCGTCGATCGGTCACGCAGTATCGATCGAGTATCTACGTGAGCAGTGCCAGCGTGCACAGGACTCGCCGGCGTTTGAAAACACGTTCAGGAATCTACACCTCGACCAGTGGACTGAGCAGTCGGTGAGGTGGATGCCGATGCACGCCTGGGACAAATGCAAAGCGGAGACCGTGCCAGACCTGGCCGGCTGCCGATGTTGGGCCGGCCTGGACATCGCCTCAACTCGTGACGTGACGGCACTGGTGTTGCTGTTCGAAATCGAACGCGGGCAATACTGGATGCAGCCACATTTCTGGATCCCAAAAAACAGCATCGACCGCCGATCTGAACAGGACCGCCGGCAGGTGCTGAACTGGGCCGAACAGGGATACATGACACAGACCGACGGGCCACATTCCGGCGTCGTTGACTACACGCAGATTGCCGCCGAGATGGTCGAACTGTTCCGCGATTACGACGTGCAAAGCGTGGCCTACGACCCCTATGGGTCAGCTCATTTCCTCGTCCAACACGTCCACGAAGACGGCCACCAAGACATCAACTTTGAGCAATTCAAGCAGACCATTTGGAACTATTCACTCCCAACAAAACGATTCGCCGAACTGATCACCACCGGACAACTACAGCACGACGGCGACCCGGTGCTCCGCTGGATGGCCAGCAATGTCGTGGTGAAGTCGGACGTCAACGACAATGTGCGGCCCGACAAAGGCAAGAGTCAAGACAAAATTGACGGCATTGTGGCCGCGATCATGGCACTCGGAATCAGCAGCCAGGACGCGACGCAATCCGGCACGGCATACGACACCGGAGAGGTGGTATTAGCGTTATGATCCTCGACCAATACGGAAAAGAAATTACCGACAGTTTTGAAAATCCCAGCGTGCCGCTGACCGATCCGCGGGCCTGGGAAATGTTAATGCACTCCGGCGGGCCGACGGACAGCGGCGTCAACGTCAACGATAGAACCGCGATGGGCTACCCGCCGCTGTGGCGTGCCATTTCGTTGATCTCCGGTGACGTGGCAAAACTGCCGCTCAACGTCTATCGACGCATGCGAGACAACGGAAAAGAACAGGCCACTAAGAATCCGGCCTGGCCACTGCTCAGACGCAAAGCCTCGCCGCCGATCAAGTCGGCACAGTTCAAGCGGACGCTGACCTATCACGCGTTGTTGTTCGGCAACGGTTTCGCGACGATTCAACGCGACCAAAACAAGCAACCGACGTCACTGTTGATCATCCATCCGCACAGCGTCACGGCCAGAATTCTGCCGGACTCTGTGACCTATTCAGTCAACACCGCTGACGGGTCAATCGTCGGCATTCCATCGCGTGACATGCTGCACATCCGCGGGCTGTCGCCTGACGGTGTGATGGGCCACAGCATTATCGATATGCTCGGCGAGGCTCTGGGCGTCGGCATGGCGGCCCAGCGTTTCGGGGCTCGATTCTTCGGCCAGGGTGCAAACGCCGGCGGCGTGCTAATGATCCCAGGTCATTTCAGCGAAGAGGCCATCGAGAACGTGAAACGCTCGTGGGGCAAAATGAATGAAGGCTTAACCAACTCGCATAAAGTCATGCTGTTGCAAGACGGCGCGAAATTTCAACAGCTCACAGTGCCGCCAGAAGCCGCACAATTCTTGCAGACTCGCAACTATGAAATCCGTGGCACGGTCGCCAATATCACCGGCTGCCCGCCGCACAAACTGGGCGACGACAGCCGCACATCCCACAGCAGCCTGGAGCAAGAAAACCAAAGCTACCTCAACGAGTGCCTGGACACCTGGCTGGTGGAGTGGGAAGGCGAGTGTGGCGACAAGCTGCTGAGCGATGCCGACAAAATTGACGATCGGTATTTCATCGAGTTTAACCGGATGGCGTTGCTACAGGTCGACCACAGCACGCGGCTTCAGGGCTACCGGCTCGGTAAAGAGGCCGGCTGGCTGTCAACGAACGAGATACGCGTCCGCGAAAACATGCCAACAATCGGCGAGATCGGTGACATTTATTACAGCCCGGCAAACTGGATGCCTGTCGGAACCGACGACGTCGCCAAAGAAGACAACCCAGACCAGGACACAACCGCACCGGCAGCCGTGTCCACGCCGTCGATCGCGAGCCTCGAGTACATGGTCGGCCACAATGTCGACCGCAGCTTGACCATCGAGGCCG